AATACAACTTTAGACATGGGCGGTTCTGAGGTAATGAACAGCCATAACGTTAGAAGATACACCTCTATGGAAGAGGGTCTTGACGCTACAGTAAGAACAATTCTTGGAAACAAATCTGCAGAACGTGGCTACGACGCAATTGTTAACGCCCTTAAAAATAACGCTGATCCTCAAACAGTCTTTAACCTCATTAATGACAGTAGTTGGGGAACAAAAATTCGTGGAGGAGCAACATCTGGCTTTGGAGCCTCTATACCTCAAGGAACTGTTGTGGCAGGAGATAAGACAGTAAACATCACTGTCAAATTTGATGAAGCAAACGATCTGACAGCAATGAGATTTGCTAAGCAAGTACAGAAGTTCTTAAACCATAACAATGAAAACTCAATGATTGGAAACTCCTAGTGACTAACCAGGCAGACTACTCAAAAATTGAAAACACAATTGCATCTATCCGAAATAAACAAGACGCAAGAAATACTCGCCTTGGGCTGTTTCTAAGTGCTGAAAAGAAAAAAGAAGTGTCTTCTTACAAGGCTCGAAGAGATCAAGTGTACAAGGAATACCTCTCATACGTTACTGCTATCACTAAGTTAGAACAACTTATTGCAGGTGGAACACTGACTGGCACTAACCTCATAAATGCTAGAAAAAACTTAACTACTTTAAAAGGTAGACGAGATGATGCCTGGGCTCGTTATCAAAATTTAAGTTCACAGATAAATAAAATTAAACCAGCACCAAAATTATTTTTTCCATCTTCTGGTACAGGTGCAGGAGTAAAACCTCCTAGTGGACCTGTAACAGTTGTAACTGGCGGTAATGTAAATCCTACAGGACCTTACAAGTATAATGCTCCTTTGTTAAAAAACGCTTTACACAATCCATTAGGACCACAAGCATCCTCTTTAGATAACGTCTCTATTAATCAAGGTAACTACACAGACGCTAGACAGGCGTGGACTGGTGTTACCCCTGGACGTGGAACTTTTCAGATGGATAAAAAGTTTGTCGTAGCACAACTAGATGGGCTCAATAGAAGTAACTCTAAACAAGTTGACAATCAATTATACGGATTTAGATTCCTCTATAACCCTACCTCTGTAACTATGGGTTGGGGTATTCAAGGCGCTGTTAATCCTGATTACCAAGCAAGTGGTAAGGATGAAGCAATCCCAATTTCTGCAGGACTATTCTCTTCTCAACTTCAATTCTCAATTATCTTAAACAGAATTGAAGACATGAATTACTTAGACAAACTTGGATATGTAAGCGAGCAACAAAAGAAGATTGGTACTCCACCTCCTGGACTAGATCCTGCTCAAAGAAACAGAATTTATTCTGCAAACGTTATTGCAAACTCTCCTTACGGAGAGACCCTCTCTATAGATGAGCAAAGAAGTATCTACAAAAAAGGAACAATGTATGACATTGAGTACCTCTTTAAAACTATCAATGGTCCTCACGCTACCTTTAAGTCAGAACTAAACGGAACAACGGCTGATCGTGGTTACATGCGTCTGTCAGTTCTAGAATTGCATCTAGGAGCAAACTTACGTTATCGAGTACGTATTTCAGATCTTGGTATAAACCACACGATCTTCAATAACAGGATGGTCCCTATTCTTTCAACAGTTAACTTTACCTGTCATCGTTTTATTGACTACAGTATTCAAGATAAGACATCAGGTAGTGGGTCTTCTTCTGGATCGTCAAGGTCTTCTGGTCCTCCACCAGGTATTGGAAAGGGATACTGATGATCTTTTTAGACAGTAGATATGTAGATGGAAAAGTTTATAAGGCTTTTGATGCTAGATCTAGTACTTATGAGTTAACGGTTAACCGTGAGTTTCCTAGTTATACTGCTTCATTCTTTTTATACAACTGGGTTGAGACTGATCGATTAGACAACTTAGCATTGCGCTATTTAGGTGCACCAAACTTATGGTGGAGAATTCTTGACATCAACCCTGAGATTCTCGATCCCTTCTCTATTGCTCCTGGTACTCAATTAAGGATTCCTAATGAGTAGTACCTATCAAAGTCGTCAAGGTTCTGGATTCACAATCTCTTATCCAGATTTTCCTGGGTTTACTACCGTTCCTCAAAACTTTAGGTTGTATCAAGAGGCTGGTAAACAAGACATTCTTGAAATAACATATCCTTACTCTGACTCTTTTTACACAAAGATACTAAAGACAGGAGTCCCACTTGAATTAAAGTGGAGAAACGACTCTGTGTCTGGTCAGTTCTTTGGCTACGTCTACGACTCCTCACCTCGAACAGCCCAAGGAATGAATCGTCGAGTAGTTGTTAGAGCAATAGGTGCTTCTCTAGGATTAAAACAAGGTGAATCAAAGATTTGGACTAACAAGACTGTTACTGAAGTAGTAGAAGAGATTGCTAAAAAGTTTAAATTAAAACCAAACATTACTCCACATCCACTTCGTTTAAGTCAAATCACTATGACTTCTCATTCTTACTGGGAAAAAATTCAAGAACTTGCTAGAAAGATTGGTTACGTAGCCCAAGTATCAGGAACTGATCTTTACTTTCATCCCATTGACAATATGATAAACCAATTTATGACAGTAGTTCCAATTTTATCTTTTGAAGAAGCAGAGACACGGGAGTATAGCGGCCCTGTTTCCCACACACTAGACACCTTCCAACCTAAAGTAGGTGACCTAAGTGCTGGTGGATCGTATAGTCGAAAAGATAAAGTCATTCATGGAATTGACCCTCTTACAGCCAAACCATACACGACTACCTCTTCCCCTAACGAAGTAGGAAAAAAACTACGGTCCTCAACTAAAGAATCCTTGTTCAAAGAGGTCCTTTCTTCCTCAGTATCTGCCAGCCCTGCAATTGCAAAGATGATTGCAGAAGCCAACGCTAACCTCTCAGGATTCTCAATCTTGGCAGAGGGAACTGGTCAAGGAAATCCAAACATTGCTCCGTATCGAACCGTTGAGATAAATGGGACTGGAAGCGTTACTGATGGTTACTGGGTCATAAAGAAGGTAGATCACTTCGTGACTTGGGACGGTCGTTACTCTGTTGAGTTCACTTGTATGACGGACGGCACAGGCCGCAATAAAGCCAGTGCATTCCGTCCTCTAAATGCCTCTACAGTTCCTGTTAGAAATATTGCTCACGAACTCACAACAGGGGTATCTAGTAAGCCAACATCTACTAGAATAAGTGCACCAGCCACTATGGTCAAAGAAACTCAAAGCGGCTACACAATAACTCCAAGACGATGGGTAGGTAGGTAATGGCTGAAGTTGCAATCTCTCTACCTTTTGCCATAGACCCTTACGGACGTGTAGGTAGCACAACAGAACAACCAAAAATTTGGGCTGACAAGGTACGTTCCGTTATAGGAACGGCACTGCGAGAACGGGTAATGCGTCCAAAATTTGGAACTGATATTCCCCTATCTGTATTTGAAAACCAAGAAGATGCTCAGACTCAAATTGAGTTTGAAGTCAACCAAGCATTTAACGATCAATTACAGAAGTTGACTCTGGACTCTGTCAGCAGTGTGTTTGATGACTACACAGGCATTATGCAGGTAGATATAACATACGCTTTACCAAATGATGAGGTTACTACTACCTCAATAGGATTAATTAGAATTGAAGGAACCGCTATAGCAATTGAGGAGAACCTGTGACCATAACCCCACCATCCACCATCCCAGTATCGATTGACTACACAAGCAAAGACTACTTTGCCATTCGATCAGAACTCATAGCACGTATTCAAGACCGTGTACCTGACTGGACAGCGGCTGACCCAGCAGACTTTGGTGTTGCACTTGTTGAGGCGTTTGCTTACATGGGTGACATGCTCTCTTACTACATTGATCGAAATGCTAACGAGGCATTCCTAACAACAGCAACCCAACGCAATAGCGTTCTTAACATTGCACAGACCTATGGATACACACCTGCAGGTTATCGTCAAGCATATGTAACTCTAGAGTTCAGTAATACATCTGCCTCTTCTGTAACAATTCCTGAAGGAACAGTCGTTACTGGAGAAGTAGTTATTGGCGATACAGTTCGAACTGTCTACTTCACAACTGGCGCAGATGCAGTTGTTCCAGCAGCAGTAGGAGCAACTCCTGGAACAGAGACAGTAACTGCTGGAGAAGGACGATCAGTTATCCTTGTATCAGATAACGCAACAACTAATGGTGAACTTATTGGAACATCAACAGGTCTTCCAGCAATGGCTTTTGAATTAGGTGAGACACCTGCTGTTGATGACTCTGTTCAAATTTATGTGCAAGATGGTGACATCTACACTAAGTGGACACAGGTACAGCACCTACTTGACTTTGGCCCAACAGATCAAGTGTTTACCGTTTCTACAGATGAAGATGAAATTGTTACAGTTCTGTTTGGTGATGGAGTGTCAGGTGTTATTCCAACACTGTACTCAGAGATTCGAGCAATCTACACAGTTGGTGGAGGATCTTTTGGTAACGTATCTTCGGACACCCTCACAACCATTGATTACGTGCCAGGGCTTTCTGAGATACAAATTTCCGCACTTCAAAGCATAGTCTCTGTTTCAAATCCTGATCCAGCATTGGGAGGATCAGACCCAGAAGAGACTGATCAAATCCGCTCTGCAGCCGCTCTTGCTCTTCGTGCAAACAATCGAGCAGTAACACTGCAGGATTACGCTGACCTATCTTTAGCAGTAACTGGTGTTGGAAAAGCAAATGCTGAAGCGTTGGTGTGGACATCGGTCACTGTATATGTTGCCCCAACAAGAACAGCAGTCGACTCAGACCTGGCACCAGGGTTAGATGATGCTGGAGATCCAACGGTTGAGTGGACTAACCTCTCAACAGATGTTGAGGATTACTTAGCAGACAAGATCTTGTTAGGGACAACAGTCACTGTATCTCCACCTGTATACGTAGATATCACAGTCAGTTTTACATACACAAAGTTAAACCAGTACACCTCGACAGAGGTTGAGACTGCAATTAAGAACAGACTACTAACAGACTTTGGATATGTTGGAATGAACTTCCAAGACACAATCTATCCACAAGACCTTGAGTTTGTTCTTCAACAGGTCCCTGGAGTAAAGACCGCTAGGGTCACACAACTGTTTCTTACAGGAGGATCAGCAGCGCTTAATGCTTCTCTAGTAGGTGGAGCAGATGAGATCTTCCGTTTACTGGAAGAAAACTTAAACATCACTGAGGCGTAATGGATATCAAAAGATTTTACGGAATTTACAGAGGAGTTGTTGTTGATCGCAATGACCCTGAAAATTTACGAAGAATAAAAGCCAAAGTTCAAATTACAGGATCTGAGGTAACTAACTGGATTTGGCCTGTAGAACCATCCAGTATTCATACAGAAGTCCCTGTAGTTGGACAAGGGGTATGGGTAACGTACTTGGGAGGAGATCCTGAATACCCTGTCTGGTTGGGGTCTTTTGGAAAAAATCAAGGACCTAATAAACAGATACTTATAAAGCCTTTGGAAAACTCGGTCTCATTAACAGGATTGACTGCACATATAGTTGTAGTTAACCAATCTGACGGAACATCTGAAGTGGATTTAACAGCAACCTTAATGGCTCTTGCTAACAAGATCAAGACCCTTGAAGGAAAAGTTGCTACATTAGAGGGCAAGGCTCATACCCACCCGTAGTTCAGGCAGTAAATGGGCGGCAAACCAACGAAAATAGACACATTGAATTGAAAGGAAGACCGTGACAGCCACATACCCAGCATCGATCAAGTCATTTAGCACTAAGACAGACTTCATCGACACAGTCCTTGCTGAGCACGTCAACACTCTGCAAGAAGAAGTTAACTCAATTCAAACAAATTTAGGCACCTTGATTAAGACAGGTTCTGGATGGGTTGGCTCATTCGACGTAATCACAACCAACTGGAATACTTTGAAAGACCGACTAGCCAACATCGAGTACGGACTGTACGACATGTACACTGCTGTTCCTACAGGTGGTTCTACAGGACAAGTCTTAACTAAGACCTCTGGTGATGACTATGAGACAGAGTGGTCAACAATTGACGCTCTACCATCTCAATCAGGTAACGATGGTAAGTACTTAGTAACTAATGGATCTACAGCCTCTTGGACTACAGTAGTCACTGGCGCAGATCCATTGAGTGCCTTCCTGCTTGCTGGCTGCTAAGGAGCACTTAACTCGTGGCACGTTACGGTAATGTTAGTTATGCAAGTGCAAAGTATGGCCTACAGCCACGCCTTGCTTTCTCTGTCGAACCAATGGATTTGGTTGTCTTGGACTTTACTAAGACTCGTGTTGGATGGCAAAGCCCGACAGGAAACTTTACAAAGATTCGTTTAGTAAGAAATCAATCAGGATTTCCAGAAACAGCAGAAGATGGAATTGTAATTTGGGAAGAGGCTGCAACTGAGGGAACTGTAACTCGATCAACTTTTGTTGACTCTGATGACGCTGAGATTGTCATCCCACCTATTACTCCTGGTCAACAGGTTTACTATCGCATGTTTTTGTTTATTGATGCTGGTTACTGGGTAGTGGCTGGACAGATTACAGACACTGTTCCTTCAGACCATAATGCTCAAAAAAGAATCATGGATATTATTCCAAAAGTATTTACAAGCCAGATCCAAAGCCCATTAGGTGTAACAGATGAGAACTCAGCACTGTACGCATTTATGGAAGGCATGTCATTTACCTACGAACAATTGTTGACTCAGATTGACTTGCTTCGACCTAACCATTCATTTGAGTCTGGTGCATTTGCTCTGTTACCTATTGAGACATTGAACTTTGGTTTAGACCTAGAACCAAATCTTCCAGTGACAAATCAAAAACGCCTTATTCGTGAAGCAATCTTTATGTATACACACAAGGGTTTATCTGACGGTATCCAGACCTACGCAGAGTCTTTGACGGGGTACGCACCAACAATCACGGTTTCTCCAAACCTACTACTGTCTGTACAAGACAGCACGTTCTATGATTCTATTGGAAACTGGACAGCAACTAACGCCACTATCACCTCAAGCACAGAACAAGTAGCAGACACTGGCGACAACGTGATTGATGGGACAGATACATGCAAGATTGTTGCAAGTAACTCAGGGCTCATGAGTCTTGGAAATACATTGCCAATTACTAAAGGTGTTCCAGTTACGGGTGGCACTGAGTACATCATGTCTTTGAAGTTGAAGTCTCCTACAAGTGCAGGAAACATAACTCCACGAATCTATTACTACGATAAGAATACGACCTTGCTATTTAGCAAAGCAGGAACAGCAGTTGCTGCAAACAACACGTGGAAGAGTGCAAGCCTTATCACGGATGCACCAGCGGCTCAGACAGCAGTGCT